GGGCCGGCAATAGCCCGGACCGGGCCGATGCGCTGGTGTGGGGGATCACGCGGCTGATGCTGGAAGGCGGCGGCCAGGGACCGAGCGTGCGGCGGCTTTAGGTCCGCCCCTCCTTGCGGGGGAGAATCCAGGTTTCAGGGAGATTACGATGGTTTCGATGCGATGGCCGTTCGGCCAGCGGGCGCGGGCGGCTGCGCCCGAGGCGAAGGCGAGCCGGGCCGGGGCGGTGGTGGCGTTCTCCAGCGTGGGCAGGCCCCGGTGGACGCCGAACGACTACGCCAGCCTGGCGCGCGAGGGGTATCAGCGGAATGCGGTGGCTTATCGCTGCGTGCGGATGATCGCCGAGGCTGCGGCGTCCGCACCGTTCGCGGTGTTCGTGGACGGGGCGCGGGACGACGCCCATCCGCTGGCGAAGCTGATCCGGCGGCCCAATCCCGAGCAGTCGGGGGCGGAGCTGATGGAGGCGCTGTACGGGGCGCTGCAGGTGTCGGGGAACGCCTATGTCGAGGCGACCGGCGACGGGGACGGCGACGGCGCGCCGGACGAACTGTGGGCGCTGCGGTCCGACCGGGTGAAGGTGGTCCCCGGACGGTCGGGCTGGCCCGAGGCGTGGGACTATTCGGTCGATGGGCGCACGGTGCGGATCGCGCGGGCGGCGGACGGCTGGGCGCCGGTGATGCACCTGAAGCTGTGGCACCCGCTGGACGACTGGTACGGGCTGTCGCCGCTGGAGGCGGCGGCGCAGGGGGTGGACGCGCACAATGCGGCGGGCGCCTGGAACAAGGCGCTGCTGGACAATGCGGCGCGGCCCAGCGGCGCGCTGGTTTACGGCGCGCGGGACGGCGAGCGGCTGACCAACGACCAGTTCGAGGCGCTGAAGGCGCAGCTGGACGAGAACTATGCGGGGGCGGCGAACGCCGGGCGGCCGGTGCTGCTGGAGGGCGGCATGGACTGGAAGCCGCTGAGCCTGACGCCGGCGGAGATGGACTTCACGGCGGGCAAGCACGCGGCGGCGCGCGAGATCGCCCTGGCCTTCGGGGTTCCGCCGCAGCTCTTGGGGATACCGGGCGATGCGACCTACGCCAACTATCGCGAGGCGAACGCAGCCTTCTGGCGCCAGACGGTGATCCCGCTGGTGCGCAAGGCGGCCGGGGCGATGACAGGATGGCTGGGCGAGCGGTTCGCCGGCTGCGAGGTGCGGGCGGACCTGGACGCCGTGGCGGCGCTGCAGCCCGAGCGGGAGGCGCTGTGGGCGCGGCTGGAGGGGGCGAGCTTCCTGACGGATGCGGAGCGGCGGCGGATGGCGGGGGTCGGGGAATGATGGAGCAGTTGAGGAAGATTCCGGCGGCGCTGATCGCGGCGCTGGCGGTGCAGACCATCGCCGGGCTGCTGTGGGCCGGCGGCGCGGCGGCGCGGATCGCGACGCTGGAACAGCGAGTCGGAGAGCAGAGGCTGGTGGCCGAACGGCTGGCGCGGCTGGAGGCGCAGGGCGAGGCGACGGCGGCGGCGGTGGAGCGGATCGAGCGGAGGCTGGAGGGGAAGTGAGGGGCGACGCAGGGTTTCTCCCTCCCCACCCGGTCTCGCCTGACGGCTCGACCACCCTCCCCCGCAGGGGAAGGGAGAATGCGGGGACGCTTCTGATCGCAGGCTACGCCTCCCTGTGGGGCGCGGCCGACCTGAACGGGGACGTGGTGCAGGCGGGGGCGTTCGCCGAGAGCCTGGCGAAGACGGGCGCCGAGGGCGTGCGGATGCTGCACGGCCATGACGGGCGGGCGGTGGTCGGGGTCTGGGACGAGATCGCCGAGGACGCCCGCGGTCTGTTCGTGCGGGGGCGGATCATGGACTGGTCGCCCGAAGCGCGGCTGGCCCAGGCGTTGAGCCGGGCCGGGGCGCTGGACGGCCTGTCGATCGGCTACCGCACCGCGCGGGCGCGCCGTCAGGGACGGCTGCGGGTCCTTAGCGGGGTCGAGCTGTGGGAGGTGTCGCTGGTGACCTTCCCGATGCTGCCGGGGGCGCGGTTCAGCGTGTCGAAGACGCCAGCCTGACGCAGGCGCTCGGTCAGGTCGCGGACGGCGACGCGGCCCTGCTTGCCGTTCATCCAGCGCAGCAGCCAGACGCCGGCGACCATGACGAATACGAACGAGAAGCGCAGGGCGAAGACCAGGAAGAGCCCGGCGACGATGATCAGCAGGTGAAGGCCGGCGGAGACCAGGGCGACCGGACCGGTCGGGGTCGGACCGGGAGGCGACCCCTCTTCCAACGGGGGGAGGCCGAAGGTCTTGGCGTGGGATGCCGGCGTGGGGTCCAGCTGGACCCGCTGGAGGGCGGTCAGCTTGGCGCCAGGCTGCGGGGCGACGGAACCGTCGGCGGGGCCCGGCGGGATCGGATCCGGGTGGTCGTGCAGGCGGTTTAGCGGGCTTTCGCGGCGGTGGGCGGCGGGGTCGTAGAGGACGGACTCGCCGGTTTCGTCGACGGTGAAGACCTCGTCGAAGGGCGTGGTCGAAAAGTCGAGGGCGCGGGTGTCCTGGCCATAGGACTGGCCGTGCAGGGCGATCAGGCGGCCCTGGCGCAGCTCGACCTGGAAGCCGATGGGATCCTCCAGGTCGCCGACCATGGCGTGGACCGTGCCGTAAAGACCCGTGGCCTGGCGCTGGGCCTCGGCGCGGGGCGGCGGCCGGTGGCGGTCGACGATCAACTCCGAATAGAGGCCGGCGCCGGTGTTGCGGCGCAGGCCGGGCAGGCTTTCCTCCACCTGGCCGGCCAGGTCGGGGGCGATATCCCGCAACTCCCACGCCAGGGCGTCGAGGACGGCGCTTTCAAGGCGGGTGAGGCGGGCGGCCATCAGTATGCTCACCAGCGCTGCAAACGCTTCAGCGGCGATGAGAAGTCGGTACTGGCGAGAGACCGCCGGCGGAGCGCTGCATACTGGGCGAAAACGCGCGCAAGTCCGGCCACGATCACGACACCGGCGACGGGCCACAGCCACGACAAAACGCCGGAGACGAGATCAGGCATCCGCAACCGAGACGGCCATAAAGCCAGCGTGTTTATGAGGGCAGCGACCGCGAGAACGACCTTCGCGCAGTCTTCCCACGGCGCGGGATACGGGCCGGCAAGCTTCAACAAGAAATCAAGAGGGCGGTTCACGCCCCGAACCTAACCGCAACCCGCGGTTTCTCAAACCGGAGACATCATGAAAGAGACCAAACAGGCCCCGGCCCTGCCGGAGCGCGACGCCGTGCGCGAGGTGATGGCGGCGTTCGAGGCGTTCAAGGGGGCGAACGACGCCCGGCTGGACGAGATCGAGAGGAAGGCGGCGGCCGACGTGCTGCTGGAGGAGAAGGTGGCGCGCATCGACCAGGCGGTTGCGGCGGCCCAGGCGCGACTGGACCGGGCGATGAGCCAGAGCCGGCGTCCGGTCATTGGCGTTTCGGGGGGCGGCGAGCCGGCCGAACCCGTGTCGGCGCCGGAGGCGAAGGCGGCCTGGGACGGCTATCTGAAGACGGGTCAGGCGGCCGGGCTGGAGACCAAGGCGGGGCTGAGCACGGGGGCGACCTCGGGCGGCTATGTCGTGCCCTATGAGACCGAGCGGGCCATCGAGCGACGGCTGATGACGGTCTCGCCGATGCGCGAGATCGCCACGGTGCGCACGGTGGCGGCCGGCGTGTTCAGGAAGCCGGTGTCGACGGCGGGCGTGGCCTCGGGCTGGGTGGCCGAGACGGCGGCGCGGCCGGAGACGGATCCGGCGACGCTGGCGCTGCTGGAGTTTCCGTCGGCCGACCTGTACGCCAATCCGGCGGCGACCCAGGCCCTGTTGGACGACGCCCTGGTGGACCTGGACGAATGGCTGGCCGGGGAGGTGGAGGACGCCTTCGCCGCGCAGGAGACCCAGGCCTTCGTCGCCGGCGACGGGACGAACAAGCCGAAGGGCTTCCTGAGCTATGCGACGGTGGCGGACGCGGATCAGGCCTGGGGGCAGATCGGCTATGTGGCGTCGGGCGCGGCGGGCGGCTTTGCGGCCACAAGCCCGACGGACCGGCTGATTGACCTGGTCTATGCGCCCAAGGCCCAGTACCGGCCGAACGGGCGGTTCGTGATGAACCGCAAGACGGTCTCGGCCGTGCGCAAGTTCAAGGACCACCAGGGCGTCGTCCAACAGGGCCTGGGTCGCCGCCGGATTGGCGTACAGGTCGGCCGA